CACTTGATTTAGCTGCAGCTACTGGAGAATCATTATCTAATTCAGCTCAGGTTGCAGGTACTACACTTAGGGCTTTTAATTTAGATGCTTCTTTAACTAAAAACGTAACAGATGTAATGGCAGCTTCATTTACATCTACAGCATTAAACCTTGATAGATTTACGGAGTCAATGAAATTTGTAGCTCCAGTAGCAAGAGCAGTAGGGTTTACTCTTGAAGAAACAACTGCCTTATTAGGTCAGTTAGCGAACAATGGTTTAAGTGGTTCTATTGCTGGTAATGCCTTAAAAAATATAATGCTTAAGTTAGGGGATGCAAATTCTAAGTTAGCGAAAAAGCTTGGAGGCCCAGTAGTAGGAACAGAACAACTTGCAGTAGCTATGAGAAAACTATCTGCAGAGGGTTTCTCAGCAACAGAGGCTGTAGATTTATTAGATAAAAGGTCAGCACCTGCTTTTCTTGCTTTAATAAAGAATATTGACGGAATACAGGGAAGTGTTGAGATTCTTAATAATGCAGAAGGAGCTGTAACTAAGATGGCAGCAATTAGATTAGATAACCTTTCTGGTGATATGACTCTATTAAAGTCCGCAACAGAAGGATTAAGTATTGCTCTTGGAGATAAGTTTGACACTTCAATGAGGGGAACTATATTTTCATTAACAAACTTTGTACAAGGAATTGTAGAGAGTGAGGGAGCTTTAAATGCAATTAGAACAGTTGTACAGTTGGTTGGTGTTGCTTTAGTTGGTTTAACAACAAGGTTTGCTATGTTAGGATTAAACTCATTAAGGGTTGGTCTTGTAGGAATGTTTAGGTCTATGAGTATGTTAATTCCATCTATCAGAGCAGCAGCAGTAGCACAAGGACAGCTTAATGTTGCTGTGTCATCAAACCCTTATGTTGCTGTAGCTACAGTGGTAGCCACACTTGCAGCAGCTTACTTTATGCTTGGGGAGGAAATGAGTGCGGCAGAGCAGAAACAAGAAAGGTTGAATCAGGCTATGAATGAAGATATAGATAATGTGTTAGACTACACTAAGAATAGTAAGAAGAGAGCTGAATCTATGAGAATATTTAAAGATGAATTTGATGAGGTTCTTGGGCTTATGGATATAGAGCTTGCTAATGAAAAACAATTAAAGGAAATTAGAAGTCTAAATACTAAGCAGGCTGATAGAAAAGTTGATTTAATTGCAATTAAAGAAGAAATAAAACAAGTACAACTACTTCAAGCGGAACGTGATGAGGCTGATAAAGCTTATATGAAAATCAGAGAAGGACAATTAGCCGCAACAGGGGATAATGAAATAACAAGCAGAAGGAAAAGAAGGTCTGTTATGATGGAATTTCAGTCTAAGCAAACAGCTATAAGTGATAGGCAGATTAAATTAGATGGACTTAAACTTCAATATACTGATATTACTACTGCTCTTAATGAAGAATTAGCAGCAACTGACACTTATCAAGAGCTGAAGCTTCAGGGGGATAAAACATATAGAGAGAAGAAGAGAAAGCATTATGATGACTTATTAGCCGCATATAGAGAGATGGGGACTGAAATGAAAAAGAAAACCATCAAAGACAATGATGCACTTTTAGCTGAATTAACTTGGGTTTCAGAATATAGAGCACTTTTAGATAAGGAATTAGGATTAACAGGAGAGCTGCTTATTGACGCACAAACGAATACAGAAAATTATGCTGCATCAGCTCTGGAGTTAGGGTTTAATGTTAAGACATCAGGTAGGGATATTAGAAAGACTAATATTGAACTTACTGTGTTAGAGAAATTAATGTCAAATCTTGATGCTCCTATAACAAGCACTGCAGGTAAAATTAAGACAATGGGAAAAGCATTTACCTTTGCTTTAAATAAAACTAAGGATTTCTCAAAACAAATGTCTAAACTTGTAGATGACTTAATGCAAGATTCATTTGGGGTAGCTATGGCTCAAGCAACTGCAAGCAGGGATGAAGCTGTAAAATCAGCACAGGAAAATTTAGCATTAATAGTAACTAACATAGCTAACATAGAGCATTTTCAAGCTAAGGCTAAACAAAAAGAGCTTCAATCACTTATAAAAAGTAATAAGCAAAAATATGATGTTATAAAGAATTTATCTGTAGAGGATTTTAGGCTTATAACTGGGGGCGTAGCATCACTTGACAAAGCGTTAGCAGAAAAAGTTATTAGTCACGCTACATACGAAGCTGAAATAATTAAATTAAAAACCCTAACAAGTACAGTTGCTCAAGGGATGATAGATGAAGAGAAAGCTAAAAAAGAAACAAATGATGCCTTGCTTTTACAATTAGAGAGGAGTTTTCAAGAGAAGATGCGTCAAATTAAATTTAATGCTGGTATGCAAGCTGCAGCAGACGCTAAATCAGCACAAGACCTGTCAATTAAAGATGAGTATGGTAGGGGTACTGGTTTAATTAGGATAGTTAAAGAGAATGGTAAGATAAAAGTTAAAACACTATTCGGTATGCTAAAAGAAGAGAAGGCTGCAAGAGATGTAGCTGGAGCAGCACAAATTGCATTAATTGAAGGTAACTTTAAATCTGAGAAAACAATACTTGACAAACAAAGGGCTGATGGGATTATTAGTGAGGCAGAATACCAAAGACAACTACTGGTTATAAAGAATAAAGCCGCAATAGACTCTGGGAATGTTACCCAAACAAATCTGGACGCTGATGTTGCTGCTCAGACAGCGGCTATACAAACCATAGCAAATGCTTATAGCACAGCTTTTGATGCTTTCTCTACATACATGAATAACAGATGGGAGTTAGAAAAGAATATAATCAATGAAAGAAGAGACCTTGAGTCAGAGGATTTAGCTACAGAGTTAGAGGCGAAGCTTGAAGCATTAGAAGGTAATGAAGAGGCTCAGGAGGATGTTAGAGACCATTACGCTTTAATTCAAGAAGCTAACGACTTAAAAAGAGAAGAAGAGCTTAGAGCTATCGCTAAGAAGGCTTTTATTATGGATAAGGCAAATAAACTTGCTCAAGCAGCTATTAATGGGGCATTAGCTTTAACTATGATTTCTGCACAGACAGGTGTTTTTGCAGCAGCAGCTATGCCTATAATGGCAACTCTTATTGCGGCACAAATAGCGGCTATTGCCTCTACAAAATTTACTGGAGCTAAAGGTGGTGTTATACCAGAATTTGCTAACGGTGGAATGGTTAATGGGCCGAGTCACGCTAACGGAGGTGTTAAATTTGGTGTAGGAGGTTCTGTTGCTGAATTAGAAGGAGGAGAGGCTGTTATTAATAAAAGAAGTACAGCTATGTTTAGAGGAGAGCTTTCAGCTATGAACGCTGCAGGAGGAGGTGTTAAATTTGCTGCAGGTGGTGTTACTTCAGGAACTTCAAATAGAATACAATCATCCAGTAATAACCAAAGCTCTCAATTTGATATTTTAGCAGCTAACATTGTTGGTGGTATAAATAACAAAACGGTTACTGTTTCTGAAGTTGATATTACAGGCTCACAAGAGAGTGTTAGTATTTCTGAACTAACAGCTACTATATTCTAAATATTTTTACTATATTTGCAAAATGAAAGCAATAATAAATATATTTTGGAATCTAATAATAGGTAAGGGGCTTAAAAAAGCCTCAGAAAAAACCTTTAAGAAAAGAATGAAGATTTGTCAATCCAATAAATGTGGGGTATATAAAAAGCCACTAAACATAAAGGCTCTTGAAAATTGTGGAGATTGTGGTTGTTTTCTTAACTTAAAAGCAAGAGTGGATGAGTTTTATATTGATTGCCCAAAAGGTTTGTGGTAAAGTTTACTAACCCTAAAGGGTGGGATTTCATTAGTTCTTCTGATAAAAATAAAATAATATTAGCATTAGATGAAATTAAAAACCCACAATCAGATAGGACTTCTATTTTAGATTTTCTATTTGATATGTATAACCTCCACTTTGGAGGAAGTTATCGTAGAGGAGCACAAACATGCCCAACTTGCGTGAGAACAGTTATTAATACTTTTAATAAGAAATTAAATAATGGCAAATAGAAAGGAAGTTATTTTTGAATTTAGAGACAATGTTTCTGAGCAACTAATAAAAAGGTTTGGAGACGACCATACTCTTAAAGATACTATATTACACTTATCAAGCATAGGGCTTATACCTCCAAAGGTTTTAAGGAACTACATGATGATTAAAGACTTTGATAAGTTTATTGTTATCAACAGAGGCCATGTAGGACATACGTTTATTGATATATCAATTAAATATGATATTTCAGAGAAACAAGCTAAAAACATAGTTTATAAACAGAGAGATAGATTTAACTCTTCTGCTAACATACGCCAAGGTTACTCCCTGTCATAAAAGCCATACCACCTTCTTCAGCCCAAATCTTTTTAGCATATATAGTGTGAACGTGTGAATCTTCTTTAAACAAGCAATCCATAACTCCTTTAACAAGATTATCAATATCTGGCCTTTGCTGATGTACCTTCCCTATATGTTCCTTCTTCTTTTTCTTACTCCAAGATTTAGGCATAGGTATTTCAAACTCAAGATATAACTCATCATTAATCTCAACACCACTCTCCTTTATTTTAGCCAATAAATCATCTTTATAGGCCCAGTATCTAACTACACATGGTCTTTTCCTCCATGTATCAGCTCTTGTCATCCGAGGCTTCGGAACTGGAATTATCTTTATTCTTTTCATTTTCTTTATTTTTTTCCATCATAGTATTAATCCCCTGCATAATCCCTCTCGCAGTTACGTCTTTATCTACATACTTCTTACATCCTGGACACTTAAGATGCTTTTTAGTCCTATACCAATTTCTTTGGCAGCAAGATGTTTTCATTAAGTCATCATCTTTTATAAAATGCTTATCAAATTCATCTTGACTCACACTACTTGTATCGTACCCTTTATTCTCCGACATCTCTTATTTTTTCTAATTCAAATTCTAAATGTGCAATAGCCTTAGTAATACAATCTACAGGAGTATCGTGCTTGTGATATGCTCTCAGGATGTATGTAGTGGCGGTTGCGAGGTGATAGGGGAGTTCAAAGTTATCACAAACCTTACGAGCTTCATATCCGTTTCTACCTCTATAATAATGTGGCACTCTCATATCCACTGCCGCTTCTGGTTCTGTAATTAATAAAGAGTCAGATGTATTAGATGGAGTCCATCCATTTCTCCCTTTCTCTTTGTAGTGTTTATTGTATTTATCCATGGTTTGTTATT